TGTGTCGGGCATAAGAAGACGTAGATATGTAAGCCCGGAAACGAAGAGGTCTAGAGGCTATAGAGGTGCGGACAGGGCTTTTATCCTTCGGTTTATAAATTCAGGGACAGAAGACAGGTATACGAAAGTTAGACGTCAGGGAATGAAAAAATCGGCATATCGCGGCTCTTTGTCTGCAAGTAATTTTTTCCAGCCGGCAGCGGAATCCGGCATGGCTAGAGCCAGCCTTGTATTGTCGGAACGGATTGCAAGAATAATACAAGAAGTAAGTGAAGGAAGATGAGTTTATTTATAAGCAAGCATATTATTAGCTCTATACAGTCTAATAAGGCTGTTACGGAAGCGGTGGGGAACAGGATATATCCGGTTGTTATCCCTGTGGGGGCGCCGGAGTATCCGTTCATCAATTTTACGAGTTCTTTGGATGGTCCGGACGAGACCAAAGATGGATCTTGTGCGGATAATGTATCCACTACTTTGGTAGTTGTGTCAAAGACGTATGAAGTTGCTGTGAATACGGCTAATGAGGTGCGTTACTCTATTGAAGGGAAGACAGCCCGGTATGATAAGTTTGAGGTCATTGATAGTTCTTTTCTGTCATGTATTGAAGATTATTTGGTGGATATAGACGCATTTACTATAACTCTTTCGTTTAATTTTAAAACAATTGATCTATGAAAACAAATCAGATTATGATACGTCCGATGGGTGAGTTTAAAGTAGTTCAACGGACAAAAGATGCGTTTTTCAATGCAACAGAATTATTAAAACAGTGGAACCAATTAAAAGGTATGAGGAAAGAAGTTAATGACTACTTCGATTTGTCTTCTACTAAAGAGTTTATTTACACTATAATGAAAAGGGAAAATTATGATACGGGTAATTACCCCTATCATAAATCAAGAGCAAATAAGGGTGATAATGCGGGTACATGGATGCATCCACTGCTTTTTATTGATTTTGCAATGTGGATAAATCCATCATTTAAATATGATGTTCTAAAATTCGTTTATGACGAAATGATAAAGTTCCGCAATCTTGCCGGTGATGCATATCCCAGAATGTGTACGGCTGTTTGTTCTATCCTTCCAAAGGAGGTATTTAAGCAAAAAGTTAGTGATTTGGCAAAATCACTCAATATCATTGTGTATGGCAAACATGAATCAGAAATGCGTAATAAGATTGGCGATGAGGCTAAGATACGTGAGATGTATGAACTGGAACAACAGATAGCCCAATGGATTGAGCTGGGATTTATTAAAAATTATCAGGAATTGAAACAGGCACTAACGAAGGTGTATTATCAGAGACACCCTGATGTATTGCCTATGTAGATAACTTATTGAATATAGCACTTAAGAATAAATTCATAGTAAAAATCAATTGTTTTACGGATTCGGTTCGTGAGAATAGAATCTGTTTTTTAAGGAATTGTTTAACTTTTAAATTATATAGATTATGTCAAAAGCAAAACCTTTGAATGGAAAGGATTTTATGATTTTCGTTGCCGGAAAGGCTACGGCTTTGGCGACAAGTCACAAACTGACACTGACAGCGGAAACGGGAGACGCTGCAAGCAAGGACGATGGAATGTGGGATGAATCGATAGTTACGAAGATGGGATGGGAAGCATCTACAGAGGCGTTAGTGAGTGCTGATGCTGATGTGGAAAGTTTTGATTCTCTTTATGATGCTTTTATTGCCGGTGAGGCGGTTGATATCATTTTGGGAGTACCGGCTAATTTGACCAATGACGGTGTTCCTGAAAACGGTTGGGCTTCTCCGGCTACGAAGACGGGTCAGAAGTATTACAAGGGTAAGGCTCTGATTACATCTCTTGACCGTACTGATGCCAAGGGTAGTAATTCCACCATGACGGCGCAGTTTAAGGGACAAGGGAAACTGGAGAAGGCTACAGGTGCAGGAGGTTGATTTAAAGCTGTTGGGCTATGAAGAAAGTAACGATCAACAATGCAGAGTATACATTAAGGTATACTCTGCGCGCCTTATTTATATATGAGGAAATTACCGGGAAGTCTTATTCCGGTGACAGGATGGTTAACAGTTATATCCTGTTATGTGCTATGCTGATGGCGAATAACAAGGATTTTCCGTTAACGTTTGATGATGTGATAGACGCATGTGATTTAGATCCGTCCATTTTCGAAACGTTTTTGGCTGTTTTAGAGGAAGAGAACAAGAGAATCGGTATGATTGTCGGGAAAGATGATAAAAAAAAAGCGATGGGAAAGAGAACGAAGAAGTAAGTGTAATAAGGTTGTATGAAGAAGTTGTCGGTCGTGGAGGGATATCACCTGATTACTTCTTTGACAGTATGACTTTTAACGAGTGTGCTGCATTTATAAGGGGGATGAACCGGAAGGAGCAGGAGGCATGGGAGCGCACAAGGATGATGATGTATACTATCGCACAAGTGAATTCTACGGAAAGCCTCACACCTGAATTGCTGTTCCCATTTCCATGGGATGAGGAACGGGAACCGATAGAGATAGATGAGAATGAGCTGAAAGAATTGAGAGAACGAGCAAAAAATATGGAATATGGCAAGTAATGCGATTGTAAGATTGTTGTTTAACACCGCTGATTTTGATAAGAACATCAGAAGGGCGAAAGGTGAGATAGGGAATTTTGAAAAAAGCATAACAAGTATGGCCGGCAAGATAGGACCTGCTCTAAGTGGTTTTGCTGCTTTCGCTGGTATATCGGTAGCCATTGGGGATGTGGTAAGGACTTCTATGGAGTTTGAAAAGTCGTTATCCTCTTTGAAATCCTTAACAGGTGTGACAACGCAGGAGCTTTCGTTTTTTAAAGATGAGGCTATCCGTTTGGGCAGTACCACCACGCAGACTGCATCTCAGGTGGTAGATGCTTTTAAGCTGATGGGGTCTCAGATCCCATCTTTATTGCAAAATAAAGAAGCTTTGGTACAAGTAACCGAAAGTGCTATAGTTCTTGCCGAGGCCGCAGAAATAGATGTGCCGGAAGCTGCCAAGGCATTAGCTGGTTCTTTAAATCAGATGGGGGCTTCCTCAAGTCATGCTGCTGAATATATCAATATTTTAGCGGCAGCATCTCAACAAGGCTCTGCTGATATCCCATATCTGAACAAGGCTATAGAGAATGCCGGTGGTGCTGCATCTTCTGTAGGTGTACAATTCAATGAATTGGTAGCCGCGATAGAGGCTATTGCTCCTAAAATAACGGATGCCGGCAGAGCGGGAACTAATCTGCGTAATATATTCCTTACTTTGGAAAGTAGTGCGGACAAGAATTTACGTCCTTCCGTGGTCGGGTTATCACAAGCTGTGGAAAACCTTGCAGCAAAACATATGAACGCTACGGAAATGACGAAAATGTTTGGTAAAGAGAGCGTAACGGCTGCTTTGGCACTTGTTTCTGAAAAAGATAAGTTTGTAGAATTGACTGGAGCGATAACGGATACTAATACGGCGTTTGAGCAGCAAAGGATAAATAATGATAATGTAGCAGGCTCTGTGAAGGGATTGCAATCAGCATGGGAAGGGTTAATCTTGACGGTAAATAATTCTAATGGCATATTAAAAACTTCAATTGATATGTTTACAAACCTTATTACTAAGGCTAAAGAATGGTTTATGACCGAAGAACAGCTAAGGAAAATGCGTAGTAGTGAAAATGTTCCTTCGGTTGTTTTAGAGAGCAATCAGCGTATTAATAAGTCTGTAGCTGGAGGAATGACTATGGAGCAGGCTTTAAGTGAAGAGCTGAAAAGGGCTAATGAATTATATCCAGAAGCTAATAGCTACCAGGTGAGATTGGAGGCTTTAAGTAGAAGGCAAGCTGAATACGAGAGAGCAAAGCTGCTTAATGTAAATGGGTATGCAAAAAAAGAAGCTGAGGCCGTAGGAGAGGCGAGAAAATTACTGGAAATCTCCCAAAAAGAGTATACGGAAAGACAGGCTATTTACGATAATATAAAGGCACAACGTGAAGAAATGGTAGTTATTGCCGCAAAGCAAAAAGAACTAAATATAAATGGAACTATACAAAAACCATTAAAAGAAGCAGAAAGCCCTATTGGCTCATTGGCTGAACTTGATAAAAAAATTAATGAGGCACAAAAGAAGTATGCTAATGCCGCTAGTGATGAGGCTAGACAAGCTGCCGCAAAGACTTTGGATGAATTAAAAAAAAGAAAAATAACAATAGAGTTTCAGGCAAGATTCCCCAATGCTCCTGAGTTTGTAAACGAAGGTGAAGGAAGAGGAAGCTTATTAAGTTATGCTAAGATGTTCGAAAAAATGCCTCAAAAGATTAGTCCGATTACAAGAGATGATATAAAGTCAAACGAAGATTTCGCAGATTCGTTAAGTGCCATAGGTAACGCATTTGGTAGCATGTCTTCAATGGCTGATGGTGCCGCCGGTTCTATCCTATCTTATTTTGGAAACTTAATGAACTCTGTGGCTGCCGCGATTCCGGCTATTGATGCTCTTAATGCAAAGAAAAAGGAAGAATCTGTGGCTAATACAGAAGCAGCCGCAACCGGTGCCGCTTCGTCTGTGGCTTCCATTCCGTTTGTTGGTGCGGCTTTGGCTGTAGCCGCCATAGCTTCGGTTTTGGCTGCTTTAGCCAATATTCCCAAATATGCAACAGGTGGTATAGTGGGAGGATCATCATTTTTCGGTGATCACATGATAGCACGGGTTAACAGTGGAGAGATGATATTGAACCAGTCCCAGCAAGGTAAGCTGTTCAATATGATTAATAATGGTGGTGGATCCAATCACATAACGGTAGACGGTGAGGCACGGGTAAGCGGTAAGGCTATGTATATAACAATAAGGAATTACATGAAGGCTAACAATATAAAGTGGTGATATGGGGCAGAGATATAACATACATTTTAAAAATTACAGAAACACAGCCTATGATGTAAAGGTCTATATTGATGGCTATGTGGGACAGGTGACGGAATTACTGGGCGCAAGAAGCGCATTTGTCGTAGAGGGGAACGATGAGAACTTTGTATATGAGCCGATAAGAAGTTCTACGGCAACATTGACCCTTCTTGGTAGTGATTTACTTCTAGACCTGTTTAGCATTAACAACCAGTATGCACCGGTTAAGTTGTTCAAGGGTGACAAGTTAATGTGGACGGGGTATATTGTTCCGGAGCAATTTACGCAACCTTATAAGCCTACACCGGACAATATCAGTATTGATTGCATAAGCGCAATAGGAACGCTTGAGAATATACAATATGAGAAACAGACAGAGAATGGATTTATAACGGCGATAAACCTCTTAAGGTACATTATAAGATCAGCTAATGGGGGATATGAAAAGATATATATACCTTATGTCTATGGATCGTCAGAAGTGAATTATTCGACAAAGAAAAACATATTCGATGAGATAACTCTCGCAGAAGAAAACTTCACCTCAGAAGGGATGATGTTGGACGAGGTACTGGAGTATTTTTGTCGTTTTTTTAATTGGACCTTATACGATTATGAAGGTAGCCTGTATTTTGTTGATGTAGATTGGAAAGGGGAATACTTCTCATATGGCGAGGATCTTGTCACTTATGAGATGGTTACTCCAAACACTGTATTGCTTCAGGATATCGGCTTCGGTGGTAGTGATCATACAATAGATGTGCTCCCCGGATATAATAAGGTTACCGTTAAGGCAATAAATAATGTTTTTGATGAATTGGTGGATGATGAGGGATTTGATGTGAGTGATATGTATGGGAGCTTCACAAACTTGACGGATAAGAGGAATGATAACAAATACTATAAGGTGGAGAATGTGCAAGGGTTGACATTAGAACGATGGGAATCAATAGCATATGGTGATAATGGAGAGATTTCACAAGATGCCATCCCTGTAATGGGTGCTAATTTAAATTATAATATGACTGGCGGTATGACCGCATACAGAGTCGGGGAGGCTGATATAGATTTTAAGGGATGGGATGGATTAACTCCGTTGTATACAATAATTTCGGAGAATTACACATGGAGGTCTTTATTGAGGTATAGGATAATTAGTACGGCTGTAGGAAATCCTATATTAAGAGTGGGAGGAGTGACAGCTGTCTATAAGGATGCAGCGATAGGAATTTCAGCCGATATTTTATTTACAACGAATTACGCAGAGCCTAATAAGGTGACAATCACGGAAGATCATGTGTTACGGTTTAAATTACGTATTGGCGATCATTACTGGAATGGAAATAAATGGCAAAATAGCGAAACCACATTTACGATAGGTATAGGAGAGGTGGGTGAGGAAGTGGAACGAACCAAACTGCGTGCAACGAAAAAGGCAGATATGCCGTATGAGGGGCTTACGGGATATGTGATTGAGTTCCCAGATTCTGTGCCACTGACGGGGAAATTTGAATTAATCCTGTATGGTACGGATTACCCATATCAGAATGATAAATATATAAAAGTAGTTGATATAGAAAATCTAAGAGTTGCCTATAAGAAAAAAGACGGAGTTACGGATGAAGGTGAGAACGGGGATCGTGTATACGAGAATGTAGTCAATGAAAAATTTATGTCCGAACTTGACGAGATAGAATTTGGCATAAGTAGTTATAATGAAGACGGGGCAACGTACAGCAAAGCTCTTTTAAATGGCAATTTTTTAACAAACAACTTGTATTCGGCAATAGAAGGTACGCTTGTACGCCCCGAAGAAGCGTTGATCAGGCGTATAATTAACCGATACCGGGTAACCAAAATCAAGTTAACTCAGGTATTAAAAAACAGTGATCTCATTCATCCTTTTACAGTTTTGTATGACAATTCTATGGTTAGTAAGAAATTCTTGTTATTAAGCGGTGTATGGGATTACGAGCAGAATACAGTAACATTATCAATGATAGAGAATGGCGATAAAGTCAGATATAAGAATCATAAGTAGGGTAGTACCGAGGGAGCGTGATGGGAAGTATGTTCCCCGCTCTGTGACTATTATACAGGGTGGCGGTGGCGGCGGTGATGTCACCAATGCCGAGCATGCCAATTCCGCATATACGCTGGATGAGGACACACCTGTACATAACTGGTTCTTATCCGCACTGAACGATGATGATGCGCAAGGCATAATCAATTTTCTCAAAGGTCTGAAAATAGCCGGGGATTTGGTAAACCGCATTGTAAAGCAGGGTGACAGGGATGTTACCTACACCGATGAAGACGTGATGAGCGCATTGCGTGTAATGACTGAGATAGAGAACAGTGCGGAGAAACTGAAAGAGATATTCTTGCGGAAGGACGTGGCGGATTCCACTAAGTTTCTTCTCAGCATGTTTGCCGGTGCTGTTTTCGGGAAGAATGGTTTTGCAAGCGGCTTGACCGGATTCGGAGCCAAGATATTCGATACAGGGCATGGAGAGTTTGAGAGCATGTTTATCCGCCGGTTTCTTGAAGTTCCCGAATTAAGATATAATCGTGTGATGGTCACGCTGGGCGACAAGTGGCGTGCGCCCGGAGCCGGTATTATAGAAACAGTAGATACAGGAACCAAAACATGTACGCTTAAGCTGGAAGATGGTGAGATTGGTGCTGTCGCAGTAGGTGATATCTGTATGGGTATCTATCATAATATCACTGGGAATGCTACGGAGGATTACGACGATGGAAAGGGCAACAGACGTTTTGCCGGATTCTGTACAGTTTATTTCACGATTACAGAAGTTACAGGTGAAAGGAACGAAACATTCAAGTACCAGTTGCGTCCAACCTCTTCATCGTGGTCTTCTTCTTTCGATCCATTTGAAATGATGACATTCGTTGCATATGGTAACTTCACCGACACGGACCGTCAGACCTCAGTCTACGAAACGAGGACTTACACCCGTATGTTGTGGAAGCAGAATACATGGGAGATCTCCGCTGCCAATGTTGCCCTGCAATATGGAGACCTTTCCAATCTGAATATATTCGGGTTAAACATGGATGGTTACTCCATGTATCTGAATAATATATATATGACAGGTATTATCAAGCAGATAAAGCCGGACGGAACACCTGTACAGACTTTGAATTTCCGTGAGGAAGGCTATATACCTGGCGTACATTACGATTACTACGACAGCTTGCCTTATAACGGAAGCATGTGGGCGTGTATCAATGAGGATGGTTCGTCTGCTGCACCGGGATCTAACGGCGATTGGCTGGAGATTGCTTCTAAAGGTGATACGGGAACACCGGGGGCACCGGGAAAGGACGGTGTGAGCGTGACCAATAGCGGTCCGTGGTATTCCGGCTTGGTTGTTCCCAAAATGAGTATCGTTACAATGGGAGGAAGTTCGTTTCTTTCTAAGGCATCCACTACCAATCCTCCCTTGTGGTGCTGGACGGACAATGCCGGTAACCGGTTCACTTACAATGATGGTAGCTATGCGCTGACGGGTGAGATAAATACCGATGAATATGAACTTTTGGTTAAAAGCGGAAAGGACGGAAGCGATGGTACCAGTTATGAGAGGGTATTCATCCATACTACAACAGAGAGTAAACCTGCCACTCCTTCCACGTCACAGACGGACGATTATGTGCCTTCCGGCTGGCATGATGATCCTGTAGGTGTTTCCAGCTCTCTGCCTTATGAGTGGATCAGTGAGAGGGAGAAGAAAAACGGTATATGGAGTGAATTCAGTGCTCCTGCCCTTTGGGCGAAGTACGGATTTGATGGTGCAGACGGTGCTGAGGGCGTAGCCGGAACGAGCATCATTTGGAAAGGTGATTTTTCCTCCGCTCCTTCCAATCCTCAGAACGGGTGGGCATACAAGAATACCACTGATAAGAAATCATATGTATATCAGGATGGACAGTGGTATCAGATGACTATTGACGGAATTGATGGGAAGAACGGGAAAGACGGATTGAGTATTGTATGGAAAGGAGATCTCCAAACACCTCCTTCCAATCCTCAGACCAACTGGGCATACCGGGATACCAATAATGGTCGTGTATATATATGGAACGGAACAGCATGGGCATTGATGGTTGTGGACGGATCGGACGGTGCTGATGGTGCAGCCGGTTCTGACGGATTGAGCGTGTTTATAACTTATAATGACAGCACTTCCCAACCTTCTGTACCTACCGGGAACGGTACTACTGGAGGATGGCATACAAATGCGACAAGTACCGCCATATGGATGTCACAGAAGGTTGCTGCGTCCGCATCTGACGGAGCATGGGGTACACCGATAAAAATCAAAGGTGACAAGGGTGACGGTTACACCCAGATGGGGCAGTTTAGGACTGGTATGGTTGTTCCTAAGATGGGTGTCGTTTCGATGGGTGGCGGCTCTTATGTAGCCAAGGTATCCACTACCAATCCTCCCTTATGGTGTTGGACAGACAATGCCGGTAATCGGTTTACTTTCAATGATGGCGGCTATTGCTTGACGGGTGATGTGAACACTGCCGAATACGATGTATGGGCTGAGAAGGGCGAACCCGGTAAAGACGGTGTGGATGGTAAACCCGGTGAAGATGGCAAGGATGGTGTACAAGGAATACAGGGATGTATCATACGGGATTCTGAATGGACAACCGGGGTGACGTATAGGAATGACGAATCCCTTACGAATGGCACGAGATATATTGATATCGTGATGGTAAGAAATAATAGTGCGGTAGACGGATGGGATGTGTATAAGTGTATCAAGACGCATACATCCTCATCTACTATAACCTATACCAATACCACCTATTGGACGGAATTAAGCAATGTTGGTCCTATTTATACCAGCCTGATAATAGCCAAGAATGCCAGTCTTAATTTCGTCCAAGGCAATGAGTTATTGATTAAGGATTCGAATAATAATGTCGTAGCCGGTCTTACAGGAGGAAGCAGCAAGGAAGCTGGTACAACACCTATAAGGATATGGGCTGGAGGTAAGGTTCCGGGAAACGCTCCGTTCCGTGTGGATCAGAATGGAAATCTTGTCGCAACGAAGGCGAATATCGGGGGTACGGTAACCGCCACTCTTCTCTACTCACCGGGAAGTGATATGGATAGTCTGGCTGATTCGGAAGGCAATATGACCGTGAATCCGTCTACTCAGGGATCTACGTTCTTCTCTGCTGACGGTTTGGGCGGAACCATAACTCTTCCTCCTGCATCATCATGGAACGGATTGAAACTGGAGTTTGTGGTTGATATGACATCAAGGGCGGCCAAGAACCCGGATAAATACAAGGCTACGAACTATTTCTGCGGACTGGTGGGAGCTTACAATAACAAAACAGAAATTCAGATGGCAAGGCCTTATGTTTTGGAGATGAAGGCCTTTAACAACCATTGGTATATAACACGTATGGATTTAATTAAGTAAACGATATGATATTACAAGCAGGTTATGATTGCTATCTGACACAGGCCGAAGATATGCCTCTGTCGGAACGAAGATTTGAGAATCAGGTATTGATAAACAGTCCTGAGGATGTGGCTATGTGGAAAGAAATCACATCAAAGCAGAAGGAGCAGATGATTGCCGAAGCGTCCTTCATCGATACGGAAGCGATAGATGTTGAAGCACTTGATCGTGTGGATACACTATTAAACGATATTGCGGCAAACATTAACAATGCCGGGCTTACTGTAGAGGAAGCATTGGTGAAGAAAGAGTACTTTCCCTTATGGGAGGATCTGATAGGTACAGAGGTTGATGTGCAGTTCCGCTTCCGCTATGGCAGCACGCTCTATGAGGTTATACAGAAACATACACCGCAGGAGGACTGGAAGCCGGGAACGGGTACGGAATCCTTGTACAAGGTTGTGCAGATAGAGCACTCCGGCACACTGGATGATCCTATACCTTGGGTACATAACATGGTGCTGGAAGAAGGCAAGTATTACACCGATAAGGAGGTTCTTTATCTCTGTATCCGTGACAGCGGGATAGGCATGGCATTCGACTTGGAAAATCTTGTTTCGGGTGGATATGTTCAAGTGGTAGAAAACAAGTAGTAATAAATAATTAAAAAAAATACGATTATGGCAGACAAAAAATTAAATCAAGTATCGCAGTTGACGGACTTTGATTATGCGTTGGTTGTAAAGGGGAATGACGTGGCAAAAGTTACAAAACAGCAGCTAGCTACAATACTGGGAGAACTGATAGGTACAGCTACGGCTAATAAGAATGGATTAATGAGTAAAATATTTGCAGTAACTGATATAGAAAGAGGAAAAGGTCTGATTATTGACTATAAAACTGATTCTAATGGTTTATATACTTCTTCTTCGTTGATAGAAATATATGTCTATTCGGGAGCTAATACTGCATTTTATAGAGTGATGTCAATACCTACTGGATCTAAAAACATAGAAATAAAATATATGGGGATGCATTGCTGCGATTTTAAATATGCAAATAGTAAATTATATGTGTTACCTAAGTCGGATGATTCTTCCATCTCGTATAAGGTATCATTAGTTAGAAGAACAAGACCGAATTTCTCAACAATAGACTTTTCTGATTTTTCCAATATTACAGGTGAAATAATTACACCTACACCTGATTAATCCACTTCTGGGAGGACTTCTGCCA